CTTAAAATTAAGGCCGACATGATTGTGGACGGAGCGATTACGGCTGACAAATTAAATGTTACTAAACTATCTTCTATCATCTCAAACCTAGGAGAAATAACCGGTGGTTCTTTGACGCTTTCAAATCACTATCCAGAAAAAACATTTACACAGGTTGTTGAATCAAATCCACCTACATATATCCAGGTAAAAATACCAGAACATGACACGATCATGGAGATTAAGGAACAGTACATCCGCTTCAAAGGTACTCCATCTTACATGCCAATTGATGCCACAACATATTCTGTACCAAACACCGTTATAAATCAAAGAGGTGTTTTCTGGACTTCTTCCGATTATAAATCGGGGTTGCCAGAGGGCAGTTCAAGCATTGAGTACATGCCGGTAGATGGTAGAGGCAAAACCGGTATCAAGGTTTCATCATCTAAAAATATTGTGCTTTCGTCGTTGAATGCAGATATTGTTTTGAAGGCTTCCAATTATACCGATTGGACGGTTTCTACAGTGAACAGGAATGTCCGATGGAAAGTTCAAGGTAATCTTGTCATTGTGGATTATGACGTCACATTTTCATCATCTGGCAATCAACAAATTGTTACTGTCCCTACAACCTATGTTCCAAAAGCTCTGATGTTGACGGTCAAGGCTTGGAAGGATGACAATACTAAAGACAGAAACGCTCAGCTTAATGCTGACGGTGGCTTGCATATACTTGGAGCTGAAGCCAATCGACGCTACTGTGGTCAGATAGTTTGGGCGTATTAAAAGGAGGAAAGAAATGAGATTAGAATTTCAAAGAAAATCGCTAGATTACAATTTGGATGGCAGTCTACGTGGGACTGTCGTGACACTTGGGAATATAGAAAATAGCCATGTTCCTATTCTTTTGCCCGGTGACCAAACGGCTTTGGGAAATCAAGAATTGTTTGAATTAGCTCTTGAAAAGCACTACCAAGAAAACTTCCCACAACGTGCAGAAAACGATAAATTCGGTATCATTGAAGGTAAAATTGCCGAAATTGATGCAGCAACAGCCCGCTCAAAAGAGCAGTATGCCAAGGTAGAAGAAATGATGAAAATGACTACTGCCATGGTAAACGAACTCATTGTTAGTCTGATGGACGTTGAAGACAATGAAACTACTAATTAAAATTAAAAAAATAATAAATGGAGGAATCGCAATGACGATTAATTATTTTGCAATGCAAGTCCAACTTGGTTGGATTACCCTTGAACAAGTGCCAAAGCGCTACCGTGATAAAGTTCGTGAGCTAGTAGAACTTGCTGATATTGGTTCGAAAGAAACTGGCAATGAGGTTGGATAGATGCAATTTAATATGTTTGAGTTTCTACGGAATATGATTGCGACAGAGGATGGTCTCATAATCTTTTTACTTGGCTTGATTGTAGCAATGGAAATCATTGACTTTTTCTCTGGAACGTTTGCTGCGGTTATCAATCCAGGTATTGAGTACAAGTCAAAGATTGGAATTAACGGCCTACTTCGGAAAATTCAAGGGGTTGTATTGCTCACAATTCTAATTCCTATGTCTGTTTTGCTTCCTGAGCAGACGGGCGTGGCCTTCCTATATACAATCTACATTGGTTATCTTATTTTGACCTTTAAATCTTTGGTCGAAAACTACGGAAAAGCCAAAGGTGATACCACAATCTTTGAGAACGTGGCAACTACGCTTGAAAAACTAATCGGTCGAAAGGAGTGATTGTATGGTCAAAAAAATAAATACTGTCCTTATGGATGTCGGACCTTTAATTTCAATTGATGGTGTTGTCATTCATAATGATGCTGGGTCAGGCTCACCTGAATGGTACGTGAATTGGCTTGCTGGCCGTAATAAAGACCTAGGGATTGCCCATTATTATATTACTAAAGATTGTATTGCTCGTGTTATTGATACCAACTTAATCGGCTATCATACAGGCCACTGGCCAAGTAATCAGCGCTATATCGGCTATGAGGTTTGTCAATCAATGAGTGCATCAGATGCAGACTTCATTGCAAATGAGGACATGACGCTCATGCAGGCAACAGAGGACCTGCTATTCTACGGATTACCTATCAATGCAAATACGGTGCGTTTGCACCATGAGTTTGTACCAACCTCATGCCCTCATAGGTCTATGGCCTTACACGGAGGAACAACAGAATCAGTCAAAGCTTATTTTATCGAACGCATTTCATACTTTGCCTCTATTGGCAAAACAGTAGATGAAATGCTTGCTAAACAAGGACAGCACCCAGTAGAGGTTGCTAAACTACAACAAGAAGAAGAGGAAGAATATATGAATTTCGTAGTACGCAGTAACTCAGGTAAACAAGGATATGTTGGTATCGTAAATGGTATCGTATTTGGTATTGGCGACATTAGAACAGTACAGCAGTTGCAGGATGCAGGAGCTAAGCACTTGCATTTGGATGATGGAGATTTCACCCGACTACTAGAATCCCAAGGCTTTGATGACAAAAAGCTGGTAGCCTCCATTGAAGAGATTGCAAAGCACATCAGCACTCAAAAATAAAAATCAGCCCTAGCGATTGCTGGGGCTTTTTTTGTGTGCAAATTGCTTAAATTTTAAAACGTTATATTATATAGTAGAAATAAGAAAAGTTTAGGATAAGAAACAAAAAAATATCAAAAAAATAATAAAAAGTGTTGCATTATTGTTTTTATTAGTGTATAATAAGACTATAAAATAAAGAAAGGAGCAAACATGGTTTACGATTATTCAAAACTAGAAGGAAAAATTATCGAGAAATTTGGAACTAGAGAAAGTTTTGCCAAAGCATCTGGAATAACAGCCAAATCAATTTATGATAAATTAAATAACAAAACAATTTGGAAGCAACCAGAAATTTCTAAAGCTATGGAATTGTTATCTATCTCAGGCGAAGATATTGAATTATATTTTTTCAAGAAAAAATCCAAGGATATGGAACAAGTTTAGAAAGGAGCAACATGCAAGAAATAGCAACGAAAAAAGATTTTGATTATTCAATATTAGATGATACTATTGCTAAATTTTTAAAAGTTAAAGAACAAGAACTACAGTCAATCGTTTTAAACAGTTCAATTCAGTTAGGAGAAGCCCTTATTGAAGCGCAGGACAAGCTTGCTAAATACGGAGAAGGGACGTTCGTAAAGTGGTTTGAATCAATCGGTTTGAAAAGGCAAAGCGTATACAACTATATCAACCAATGCAAGTTTTTCCATCAAATGGAAAAAGTCGAACAAATTGAAATGTTTCAAGAACTGCCAACCACGCTCAAAACAGAAATATCCAAACCGTCAGCTAAACAAGAAGCAGTAGAAATGGTGCTATCGGGTGATATAAAAACTACCAAAGAATTCAAAGAGTTGGAACGCAAACTAAAGGAATCAGAAGAACGCAACAAGAGACTAGCAGAACAAGCACTAAAACAAGAAGTGGTTGAAAAAGAAGTCGTCATCGAAAAAGTTCCAGAGGACTACCAAGACCTGAAATCAAGGGTTAAATCAACAGAGGAGCGCAATCAGTTCCTTGAAAAAAACCTACAGGAACTTTATGCCAAGCGTTCAGAAGTGGACGAAAAATCTGCTAAGTATGATGAGCTGACGGAAGCTATCAAACAGTCTCAAGGGCAACTGAACAGCTATCAGAGAAGAATTGCAAGCTACAAGAATTTCATGAGCTTATTCCAAAAGGCGGACCAGCTTATTATGGAAATCAGTGGCCTGGCTTATTCCAAAGAAACCCAGCTTATTGATTTGGACGGCCTTGTCAAAAGTGAATTTAACGACTTGGTGGACCGTGGATTGAAACTGTTCAATGATCTTGACAAGAAGCGCCAACCTCAAAACATTTTAGAAGGAGAATTATTATGACAGAACTCTTACCAACAGAACAACTTATCGCAATATCTGAAAACATGACAGCAACCTTGAAAAAGGTCAGCAATATTGAAAAGCAAGTAGCACAGCATACAAATGATATTCAGGAAATTAAGGATACATCGTATTTGCATCCAGCAATTATCAACATCATGACAAAAAGTCGTCGCAAACGCGTCATTGAATGCATGGGCGGAAAAGACTCAAAGGCTTACAACCATGTAGAAATTGATAAAAACGGTACCAAACGTCGCTTGTCGTCGGTCGTATTTCGTGAAATCGAAGTGGATTTCAAATCCGAATTTGGACTACGTAGCTATGCGGAACTACCTCGCAGTAAACGTGATGAAGCCACACGATATATCCAGGAATGGGAACCGTGCACAAATACCAAGCGAAAAATCACTCAAATCAATAATCGGCCTGACTTGGCTTTGGTCAATTGAACACAAAAAAGCACCTGACGGAAATCAGGCACTTACTAAAAATTACAAAGGAATTATACCATGAAACGAAAAAAAGAACAATGGCACCCACGCATAATCAACATTATGGCAGACGGAAGACAAATTGATGATCTAACAGGTTACATCATCCCGGCCGGTCATAAATACTATCGAATCCTGAAAGGAATCTATGAGGAAGAAATGGAAAAAGGAGCATAATATGTCAGAAATTACCGGTGGACTAGCAGTCCTTGGATTTATCGTGATGCTTAGCGCATCAAATGCTATCTTTGAAATTCGCAAGCTGGAGCGAGAGCGAAAAGAGCGGGATTTGAAAGCGCTGAAAGAACAAGAAGATTGGCTCCTGGTGCAAAAAGGGATTGCCATGGAACGGGCTACATTTACCAAAATGGCCCAGGCAACGTTGGCTAAAGGGCCGTGTAAAGAAATTGTGTAATTTGCGTAATGAAAGGAATTGAAAATGAATAAAAAATTTGAATTATTGCTCGATGACACCATCGAAACGTTCGGTAGGAAACTATTCCGCATAAGATCCAAGGTTGCTTTTGGAAGTGTAGAAGTAGGTGAAAAAGGCGGATATATCGAGAAGGAAGGTAACCTATCTCAATCTGGCAACGCTTGGGTATATGGCAATGCTAGGGTCTATGGAAATGCTGAGGTCTCTGGTGATGCTAGGGTAACATCCAAAAAAGATTACATTGTTTTTAAAAATTCGTGGTCCAGTTTTAGATGGTTTACTTACACAAAATCAAACAAAATGTGGAATGTTGGCTGTTTTTCTGGCACAGGTCAAGAATTGATTGAAAAGGCTTATAAAGACAACGAAAAATCTGGTAAGAGTTATGAAGCATATGTAAACCTAGTGCTTGAATTGGAGAAACTGGATGACTGACAAAGAAAAACTAAAGCAAATCAGCAAATCGCTTGAAAAATTCCAACGCACAGGCGATTTTGAACATTTGGAGGATTTGGAAAGGATTTTAGAATATGACGGGCTTGCAGATTTTGAAGATTGATTAGAAAGTTGTGATGGTGAATGGCGTCAAAAGAAAATAAACGATATTACTGGTTGCAGTTGAAAGAGGACTTTTTTACCTCAAAAGAAATGAAACTTCTCAGACGATTGCCAGGCGGAAATGAGCATACAATTATTTATCTCAAAATCATGTTGGCTAGTCTACAAGATAGTGGAAAAATCTATTTTGAAAATCTAGGACATGATCTAGCAGAAGAAATCTCTCTGCTGATTGATGAAGATGTTGAGGCGGTAAGAATGACATTGTTGTTTCTGACAAACAAACAATTGCTAACCACACAGGACAAATTTGAGTTTCAGCTTGAACAAGTTCCAGAGCTGATAGGTAGTGAAACAGCAAGCACACGCAGGTCTCGCAAGTTTCGAGAGTTCCAAAAAGCGTTGCAATGCAACACCAATGCAACAGAACGCAACGGAGAGATAGAGATAGAGAAAGAGATAGATATAAATATAGAGTTAGATGTAGATGATAAAAAAACCACCACCGACACAAGCATTCAAAATTATTATCAACAAAGAATTGGTCCATTAGATGGTTTTCAGTTTCAGCAACTGTCCGAATATGTCACTTTGGATGGCATGGAGGTAGATGTTGTTATCAGAGCAATCACAGAAGCTGCCGACAATGGCAAACGCAACTTCAAGTATATCTTGGCTATCCTACTCAATTGGAAACAGAATGGTATAAAAACCATTGTCCAAGTGGAAGAACGAGAGCGTCAACGAATTGAGAAAAAAGCCAGTTCTTACCAAAATGGGAATAACTTACAACCTCAGCGAACAAATGTTCCAACTTGGTCAACTGAGCCAGTAAAGACCGAACAGACAACAGAAGGGCAAGCGAAGTTAGCAGAACTCTTTGCTGAGTTGGAACAGATGGAAAAAGGGGAGGATTGACTATGTTTGATTATGATACTTGGCTTAGCACGCCGCCTGAACCTTGGTCAGAGCCTGATGTTGATGAAGATGAGGCTTATGACAGATGGAAAGATGAGCAGGTTTAGCCTATGGACAGAGAACGCTATGAAGATAATGCTTACTGGCGTAAACGATACCTAGAGCTTTGCTATGAACTAGGAGAGATTATCAACGAACAGCAAGACAAGATTATCTCACTCACAAACGAAAACAGACGCTTAAAGCGTGAAAATTGGAATATGAAACAAACCAAAAGGAGAAGAAGATGACTAATAATCAACTTGTAGAAACAAAAGGGGATTTTCTGACTAACCCTCAGCTACTTAATAGCGGTATCATCAGAAAATATCTTGACCCACAAGGAAAAGCTAGTGATGAGGAGCTTGCCTATTTTATAGCCCAAGCTAAAGCACAAAATCTAAACCCATTCACTAAGGAAATCTATTTTATCAAGTACGGAAACCAGCCAGCTCAGGTAGTTACGGCCAAATCAGCTTTTGAGAAAAAGGCTGATAGTCACCCTCAATTTGACGGAAAAGAGGCGGGTGTAATCTATCTGATGGACGGAGAGATTAAATACTCTAAGGGGGCATTCATTCCTAAAGGCGCTGAAATCCTTGGCGGTTGGGCTAAGGTGTACCGCAAAGATCGTACTTATCCGACAGAAACAGAAGTATCTTTTGAAGAGTACGACAATTCCAAAATCCGTGCAAGAGTTAAGGAACTGACACAGCAAGGGAAAGATATTACTTATCCAGTGATGAACTCATACGGCAAGCCAATAGGTGAGAATAATTGGGATACTATGCCTTGTGTCATGATACGGAAAGTAGCTCTAGTGTCAGCTTACCGTGAGGCATTTCCTGCTGAGCTTGGAGCAAGTTATGAGGCTGATGAAATTCAGTTGGATAACACACCTAAAGATGTCACCCCAGCAGAAACTAAGGAAGAAGTCATGGCACGTAAACAGGCACAGATTGAGCAGATGAAGCAAGAGCAGACTAGAAAACAAGCCGAACCAGTAGATACTAGCTATCCAGCTGATGAAGTTCCTGACTACACAGAAGAAACAGGGCAAGGCGAGCTGTTTTCCGGTGAATTAGAATACTAGGAGGACAACATGCAAGAATTACAAGCAAAAGTAACGCAGGCACAGGTTGAAATCATTGACCGTGAGAAATTTGAGCAGAATATCAATGAAGTTGTGGCCAAGTATGAAAATTATACAGTCACAGCTTCAACCATCAAAGACGACAAGCAAGTTTTAGCTGACCTACGTAAACTCAAAAAACAAATCTCTGATGAGCGTATCAAGATCAAGCGTGAGTTGTCGCAGTCCGCTGATGAGTTTGACAAGTATATCAAAGATACCAGCGAACCGATGGACAAAGTCATTGATAAGATTGCTAGTGACATCAAGGGCTTTGAGGAACATCAGAAAGCTGTCCGACTCGATGCTGTCAAGAATTACATAGCTAAAAAAGCGAGTGAGTATATGTTAGATACTAGGCTATTTGATGAAAAAGCCTTGGAATACATTAAAGCCTCAGATTTTATGGCTGATGGCTTCACGCTCAAAAAAGTCACAATGAAATCTCTTGAGGATATGGTTTCCTTTGAATATCAAAAACAACAAGAGCATGAAAAAGAAAAAACTGCTATATCTGGACAATGTGCTGAGTACGGCATGACTGATCAACCGTACATTCGTATGTTGCAGTCAATGTCTTTAGCAGATGTAATGCAACAAATCATGTCAGACTATCTTTTTGAGCAAGAGAAGCAAAAAATGCGACAGGCTGAAGCCGACAGGGAGCAACTTTTGGCAGAGCAGCAAGCAAAACAACAGGCACAGGCTCGGAAATCGTCAGAAACGCCCCAAATCGACCCAGAAACAGGCGAAATCTTGGAAAGTGGTCAATTACCCCAGAATGACATTGAAGCCCTCAGAGGGGCTGAAAATGGCTCAAAACAATATAAGCAAAAAATGACCTTGGAAGTGTACTTTGAAAGTGCAGATGAAAAAGAACGCTTCAAGGCTACTCTTGCACAAGCTGGCTTTGAGTACAAGAAAAATTATCAAGTCAGCGGTTATCAAAATATTAAGCCACTTAGTCAAGAAGAGCTGGCTGAACAGTGTGGGTGGTAGCTATGAAAAGCAGAATAATATCAGCTTTAGAAACAGAATTTGGAGAATAAGAAAAATGATTAACAATGTAGTATTGGTTGGGAGAATAACAAAAGACGCTGAACTTAGATATACACCATCTAATGTGGCAGTTGCCACTTTTACCCTTGCCGTCAATCGCAACCGAAAAGGTGAAAATGGTGAACGTGAGGCTGACTTTATAAACGTAGTCATTTGGAGACAACAAGCTGAAAATTTGGCGAATTGGGCTAAAAAGGGTTCACAAATTGGAATCACAGGTCGAATCCAAACACGTAACTATGAAGGGAATGACGGACAACGTGTATACGTTACAGAGGTAGTTGCAGAAAGTTTCCAACTATTGGAAAGTCGTGCTTCCCGTGAAGGTCAAGGTGGCAATTACAACTCGCCTTATCAAGCGCCTGCGCAATCTACACCGAACTTCGCTCGAGAAGAAAGTCCATTTAGAGCAAACAATCCAATGGATATTTCAGATGATATGCTACCGTTTTAAAAAAGAGGTGAGAAAATGGAGTTTAGGAGCATAGACGGGTACGAGGGTATTTACGAGGCATGTTCAGATGGAACAATTTGGACATGCCACGAAAAAACAACTTACAGCAACTACCACGGGAAAATTAAAAAGCGTGTGTGGAAGCGTAGACAGATAAAACCCCAGATACAAAAAAGGGTCAGAAGTAAACATAGCGATAAAAGGGTTAAGCTATGGAAGGGCAAAAGAATGAAGACACATCTAGTGAGCAGATTAGTTGCCACAGCTTTTATACCAAATCCAGAAAACAAAGGATTTGTAAATCATAAAAACGGAAACCCTTTAGACAATTCCGTAGAAAACCTTGAGTGGACGACAAGGAGCGAAAATCAGTTACATGCTTTGAAAACGGGTTTAATGAGTGCAAGCAAAAAAGTTAAATTAAAAAGTTTGGCGAACGGCAACGAATATCAATTTTGTAGTTTAGCTGAAGCCAGTCGTTTTTTAGGGAAAAATCATGGATTTTTAAGTCGAAAACTAAAAGACGGCAAAAATATAAAGGGATACGAAATAACGTTAGTTTAAAAAGTGTGATTGAGTATTCTTAATACCATTTGAACCCAAACCACAATCAAGACCGCGAGCCACAATCAGAGGATGATGAATGAAATTTGAATTTATTTTATCAAATACAAAACGCAAAAAAGAAATGTTGAATGCTAACGATAGACCACACTGGACACAGAAGGCTAAAATCACTGCCTATCTTCGTCAAATTGGGCGTTTAAAAGTATCTGAGGGTAAATACACCACTTACACAAAAAAAAGCCCCTGCGGGCTTGTGGTGACGATTTACGCACCAACTAAAAGACGAATGGATCCACCAAACTTTTATCCAACCATAAAAGCGCTGATTGACGGCATGACAGATGCAGGTTTATGGACAGATGATAATCATGAAATCATTAAGTACATGACGTTTGAATTTGGTGGTCTAAGCCAAATCAAGGATAAATACAAGATTGAAATAGAAGTAGAGGAATATAATGAAATTTGAATTATTTAATGACCATTTTGAAAAAGCGGAACAGATGACAATATATGATTGATTTGGAGGACATATGATACACACTAGACGATACGTCAACAAATTTTAAAAAACGGCTGTTATCACATTATGAGCATAGCAATGAATTATGCTAACCCATTTGTTTCTGACATGGAAGATTGGGGTTCGGTTTATAGTGATGCTGATTTGATGCTAAGGGTTTTGGAAGAGGTGGTAGAATGAAATGTATTAAAGTATTTGAATCGTTTAGTGGAATAGGAACACAACGCATGGCGCTTAGAAATTTAGGAATAGAGCATGAAGTAGTGGCAATTGCAGAGATAGATAAATATGCCTTATCAAGTTATGATGCAATACACGGAGATTGTCCGAATCTAGGAGATATTAGTAAAATTGACCCGAACACAATACCTGACCATGATTTGTTTACCTATAGTTTCCCTTGTTTTACAGGAGACACCTTGGTGCTGACAAACAGCGGGTACAAGCGTATTGATGAAATCAATATCGGAGATGCTGTTTTAACCCATACAAACCAGTATAAAAAAGTGACAAATGTTTTTAATCAAGGTGTCAAAGATATTGTTAACATTAAAGGTATGGCTATTCATAATATTAAAACCACAGAAAACCATAAGTTCTTAACAAGAGAACGATATAGAAAATGGAATAATGATAAACGATCTTACGACAGATTGTTCCACGATCCACAATGGGTTGAAGTTAAAGGTTTGACGAAGAATCACTATCTAGGTTTATCAATCAATCAAAACAGCGAGTTACCAGTATGGGATGGATATACCAACTCTTGGGGTACTGGTTATGGTGATAGAACGTATCATACGAATTTCATTAGTCCATTATTGGAAAACAATAATTTCTGGTGGTTGATGGGTAGATATGTTGCTGACGGATGGTGTCGTAAACAGGGTGGAATCATTATTGCTGTACCTGATGTTAAATTGGAAGAATTTGAAAATCGAGTGAATGGTTTATTCGATTATAATATCTCAAAAGAACGTACTGCGAACAAAGTTAATATTCCAATTAAAGAGTTATCGTTGTTTACGGAACAGTTTGGGTATTATGCTCATGGTAAAAAGATTAGTCCAGAAGTATTGAACTTACCAGTTGAGTTGTTAAAATCTTTCGTTGAAGGGTATTTCAGCGGAGATGGTTACTACTCTGAAACTGATAAACTTTACAAATGTACTACAACCTCTGAAGAGCTAGTTTATGGTATTGGGCAATGTATTGCTAAAGTTTATCGTCGACCATATTCAATTTATAAAGACAGTAGACCAGCTACAAGTATTATCGAAGGAAGAATTGTGAATCAAAGAGATACTTATTCATTAACCTTTAAAATGACAACTGGGGAGCAAGATAAAGCATTTTATGAAGATGGACATATTTGGTTTCCATTTAATGGGTTGGAGAATGACGGTCAAGAAACAGTATATGATATTGAAGTTGAAGATGATCATTCATTTACAGTGTTTAATACCATTGCTCACAACTGTCAAGATATTTCAGTAGC